ATATTTTCTTTGAGCATATGTTTTAGAAATAGACTCGTTTTGAGTCATTGTATTGAAAGCGTTTGCCTTGATTTCTAATTTTTGAAATTCTCTTAGTTCATAAAAATTTGTAGGTGGGGTAAACTCTAATACAAAAGAAGATTCTTTTAAGTCATTTTTATCCCAAAGATTTTTTAGTTTTAAGTGAGTTACAAACCCGTTCTTAAAACCTGAAGCTAAATGTCTTTGAATTCTTACTATAAATTTTGCAAAGGTAAGCTCCTCTCTAAGCATGTTCATGGAATCGTTATAGCCAGATTCTTTATTAAGTCTATTAGATGGAACTTTTAAAGCTTCGTATAATTTTTCTTGAAAGTATTTTATGTCTGCAAGTTGATCGAGATTTTGAGCACCTGGTAAGGACGTTACGTTTGTACCATCCGATCCTTGACGTTTAGCAAACCAGTAATTATCTAAATATGATTGAGGGTTAAATTTATTAACCTGTCCTCCTTGAGAAGCATCGAAGGTGCGTTTTTGCCAATACTCTCTCATCAACCTCTTAAGATAAGCTTCTGCCTTAGGCGGAGACATGGTACCAACGTCGACGTTAAAGACTAATCTTTCAGGTGCCCTAGCCAAACGATAGATCACAATACTGTCTTCAATTAATGATAGCTGTCTATAAGCTCTTCTACAATTCTCAATAAATGGAATGCGCATTGTTTTGTTTTCATTCCAGGTACCTGAGTTTATGTATGTTACCTGATTTTTATCTAGTGGTATTAATTGATAATCTATTATTTTTGTAGGATTTTTTGGATCAAAAACAGGCTTTCTAAGAAGGTATCCCTTAATTAATAAATTTTGAACGTTACCAAAAATAGGATCCACTAATTCTGTAGGTATGAGGACGACTCCTAATATACCTTCATCAGTATGTTCTTTGTGAATGATATGTTCGAAATATAATTCCCCATCAGTTAAAATACTTCTAATATACTCCCAGCCTTTTTCCTCTAACTCAAAATTTTTAATAAATTTTTGAAACTCCTCCTCTATATTTGTTTTAGTCTGAGAGGTAAGTTTGTCGTCATTGAACTTTACTTTTATTATAAAACCGTTTTCATCAGTGTTTATCGATTCATCACAAATTTCATCCAGAGCATTGGCTACCTCAGCAAAAGCTGCCATTACTCTGTAATCTCTTAATCTCGCTATTTTGTCTGCCTGTATGTTGGCATACATGTATTGAGAGAAATTGGTATCGATATTAAAAAATGCTGACGGTGAATCGCTATTAAATTCTGTAGAAGATGAAATAGAGTGTTTAGCTAGCGCTTCTACCCTCTTAGATCCTGTATCTTGGAAATCAGTAAATTTTGGATTTAATTTCTCTATATTTTCAAGACTGTTATATGAACCATATGGTAAATAACTATTTACATAGTTCATCAATGATCTTCCAAAAGTAGATTCTCTATTAGTGCTGAAATTACCGTATTCTGCCACAACTATATTTATGAATTAAATAAATTTATCTAGCTTTCTAATTTTTTTTATGAAAAAATAGTTGATTTTTTTATTAGCCGCGTTAAAATTTTAATAGATATAGAAAGACTAGTACTAGTTATTAGTCTTTTTTTTTTGTTGATTTTTATTTTTTTCCATTTACAATATTTTTTATGATTATTGATACTACTAAGAATACTGAATGCCGAGTTTATGACGGTAATTTACTACATAACAGATTCGCTTATAAATTTTTTAAAAATAGAACATTACCTCATGGTAATATTATTGCTTTCAGAGCTCCGGCAAAAGTTGAAGCTGAGGGTATGATCGATCTAGAAGATCTTAGTAATAATGATTATATTTACAGTGATGATATGATGCATTTCTTGTACGAACTACCACTTATCGATAATGCATTTGGAGCTGTTTGCTTTCAAAGAATGTTCAACAGTATTATTGCTAATATATTGAGCATTAAGTTTCTTAATACTGCTATTGAGATGAAGGGTGATGATATGATTGTTCATAAACCTTTTACTCAAAACGGCGTCGATCAGCTAAAAGGTAAAGCAAGTGTTAGCATTGTACATATTAAAAGTGGTGTTGCGTTAGGTCATACCGGTATTAACATTAGAGCTGGTGACAAAGCGCCTGTTTTTGCTTATAGTACAAATCTAGGAGAGGATCAAGTTAAAGAGTATATGGAAGCAGTAATCGCTACATTCTACTCTCTAGTAGAAGACATTTTTATCGCCACAACTAAAACAATTTGCTAGTGTCGAATATATTCGATATTTTAAACGGTATTTTATTCTCTAAAAAAGAATACCCTCTACAATATACTGAAGAAGAGAAAAACTTTGATTCCTTTATGGTTAATCGGTGGGTTTCTATGGTAGACAAGGATAGTGCCAGAATTGTTAACGAAACTACAAATAAATTTGGATCAATTTTTACTAGTAAAAAGCAGCATTATGATTTTTTAAAAACTGTATTACCGAAATACAAGTTTCATAGAATTAATTACATAAAAAGAAAGAGCGTTGATTAGTCGATATAGGCATATAAGTTTATTATATGGCCAAATTAAGTATTGATAAACTTGCACCCTCTAGAAGCTTAATTGATTTAACAGGGTTTGCGCAAAATTCTCTAGACAGCAGTCTCATCGGTTTTGACCTATGCGATGTATTGGATGATATTGTGCTGACGGAATTTGTTGATGTTGGTGCAACAAATAATGAAATTATTCGCAATGGGTTGGTGGTACCTATTAACGCTGATACTAAAGCGTGGCGTATTGGTAAAGTTGTTTTAGCGGGCAAGGGCTGTACATTAGTTAAGAAAGGCGACTTTATTTGTTTTCCTAATAATATGGGAATTAATATATCTAAAATAGATGTTGTAGGTTACGGCACCATTGATGCTGGTCAATTTTTAAACGAACATAGAATATTTGGAGTAGTTAAACAAAAACAAACAAATGCTAATAACGCAGCCAAGTCTAGCCGCCGTACTAAAAAGTAACGTTTGCGAAATTAAATTCTTAAGAAGACGACCTAAAACAGGTCGCTCTCCTTTTAGACGTATGATATGTACCAATGCAACACCTTTATTGCAAGGTATAGATGGTAGAATGACTTTAAATTACGCTCCACCTAGAGGTCTACCAAAATATAACCCTCTTCAAGAAAACATTGTAATAGCCTGGGACGTGCTCATGCAAGATTTTAGAGCAATTAATTGTGATAGCTGCGATCTTATAAAATCCGTACCAGCAAATGAAGAGTTTTGGACGTATTTTAAGCAAGAATTAATGCCTATGACTACAGGTCAAAAGCTAATGTTTATGGACTCATGAATACTCCAGAAGATTTTTTTGTTCCCTTTTTTCAAAAAAATATATCTATAGTACTAGATAACAAAGTGCTTAGACACGGTAAACTATTGTTATTTTGTATAAAAGATTTCTATTTAAACTTTACACTTTTATTAAATGACAGTACAAAAGTTTTTGAATTGCCCTACCCATTTAACACGTATATCGAATCTTTAACTTCAAGCACCTTAGTCCTCGACTACAAATACAACACATTTATAAGAGATCAATTAGAAATTGACGACACTGCAAGACCGTTATTAACAAAAAATAAGCATATGAAATATTTTGATAATACAGTAAAAATCGTTGAAACATTAAATTAAGACCGTATATTTAAAGAGTGTTAAAAAGATTACTCAAGCACTTTCCGAGTGACTATGAACCAAGCACTGGACAGGTTAATATTATTAATGCTGTAGATAAAGCATTCTCTGAAGGTAATAAATTTTGCATTGTATCTGCTCCAACAGGCACTGGTAAGAGTTTTTTACCTATGACTCTTGCCAACGCTAGTAATAAGCCAACAAAAACATTTGAAGAGCTCATAACGTCATATGAAGCTTTTAAGCAGGATTTTTCAGGAAATTATACAAATCAAATAGAGTGTGAAAACGAACCACCGTTTGGTACATTTACCCTTACTATTACAAAAGCGCTTCAAGATCAATATACAGGCTTATTTAAACAAGTTAATACACTAAAAGGAAAGATTAACTACGGGTGCGAGCTAGACGGTATCTCTACTGTCGATGCTGCCCCTTGCTTATTTGCGCCTAAAATAAAAGAAGATTGCTGGTCGTGTAATAAATGTACATATTACAATAACAGAAATAATGCCCTACTTTCAAGACATGCCGTATTAAACTATAAAATGTTTTTACACCTACCCGGTCACGTAAAACATAAAAATTATATAATTTGTGATGAAGCATCAGAGTTAGAAAACGAGTTAGTAAAGATGTTTTCGTTATTTTTAGATATATCTAAAATTTATAAATTAGGTATTAAACTACACCAGCCTAAAAATCTTAATAATAATACAGTTAAAGATTGGCTCAATAATCTTTCGTTAAGCGTAAGCGATTTTATTGAAAGTATAACAAAAAAATATAATAAAAATCCTAACTTAGTGTTAGGTGAAAAAATAAGAATAAGTGCGCTTAAGAATATTTACTGGCAGATTAATCAATGCTTAAATGAGTGGGATAGTTGTGATTGGGTTATAAATTCACCAGAAAAAAACATTATAGATATTACACCGCTCAAGATTAATACGCTAACAAGACATATTTTTGACTATGCGGATCAAGTTGTATTAATGTCAGCTACTATAATAGATCATAAAAAATTTGCAAAAAATTTAGGAATAGAAAAATATGAATACATTGAAGTCGATAGTAATTTCGATCCATTACAGAGTCCAATATATATTAGTAAGGACAACAGTATTAATTACAGCAATAAGCATGTGGTATTACCTAAAATTGCAAAACAAATTTCCGAGCTTTGCGAAATTTATAGAGACAATAAAGGAATTATACATACCCACAGTTTGGATATTACTCAGCTTTTACAAAAATATCTTAAAGATAAAAGATTTTTGTTTCGATCTGAAATTAAAACAAACGATGAAATATTGAATAAACACTATAACTCGGCTGAACCTACAGTTTTGGTAAGCCCGTCGTTAACACATGGTGTAGATTTGAGAGATGATCTGGCGAGATTTTGTATTATTGTTAAGTTACCGTACCCGCCGCTGAGCAATAAAAGAATTAAAAAGTTATTTGATGTTGATAAAGATTGGTATGAAAATCAAATGCTAAACGTACTTGTTCAAATGTGTGGACGCGCAACTAGAAGTAAAAGCGATTTTAGTAAGACGTATATTCTAGACGGTAATAGTTTTAGAGTTCTGCCAAAAGTTAAGAGTAAACTACCTCAGCATTTCTTCTCAAGAATCAACTAAATACCTTAAGATGAAGAGAGAAACATTTCATTTTGAAATACAGGACCTACTAGTTCAATTTTTAGCTGCTTTTGATAATACAGTTATAAAGAGATACGAGAACCTATCTAGAACATCAGGGCAAAAAATACAAGTTAGGTATGTTTATTCTCCAAAACAAAGAGTTTTATACGATATTGAAAATAAGGCTCAGAATATCACTCTACCAGTAGTTTGCGCTAATATAACCAGCATACAGAGAGATAATGAAAGAGTTTTTAATAAAAATGCAGGGTTTTTAAACCCATATATTAATAGTGAATCCACAAAAAAGCCTGTAACAAACTACTACAGGTCTCCAATTCCTATTAACTTAACAGTAAGCATGTCTATATTGACTAAAAATCAATTAGATATGGATCAAATCTTAAGTAATTTTATACCTTATAATAATCCATATATTATTATTTCTTGGAAATTACCTAAGTCCTTTTCGCCGGAATACACACAGGAGATAAGATCAGAGGTATTATGGGGAGGGGATATATCTCTAACTTACCCGGTAGAAATTAACAACTCGCAAAAAACTCAACTTGTGGCTGATACGTCTTTCACAATTAAAGGTTGGTTGTTCCCATATGCTGAACCTGTTAGAAATATTTTCAAAATTGATGTGAGTCTTTACGCTGCTAATGCTAAGGCTAATTTAGAGTCCGCGAATTACTTTACTCTTTCAAGTCTTGGGTTGACAGTAAACGAAAATCAAGAAATATTTTATAGCAATACGTTTAGCACCACTGCTTACCCAACAATAGATTCTGTTAATATAAAGGTTGAAAAATAAACTGATTTTATAAATAATCTCACTATGGAAGAAAACAATCAAACACAAACATTATCGGATGAACAACTTTTAGCAGCCAAACAGGAGATTGAAGCTGTATTGCAAAAGTATGGTATCTTGTTGGTTCCTATTGTAATTCATCACGGCGATAAGACGATTAGTCGCATTGATATTACACCAGCTCCAAGACAACAGTCTCCAGAAGTACCTGTTCAAGCTTAACATAAGTTAAAAGTTGTAAGAGGGTATAAATAAATGTATGCCCTTTAAGAACTTTAGCGATTTCAAGCAAAGAACAGGCACTGAGCTACTACCTACTGATTTTATTGTAGGTTACAGAGATCAAGTTGCTGAGTATAGAGCTACATTAGCCGACCTTAATATAGAGCTGCTGAAGAATTTAAATCTTCAAGCAGCTCCTGAGGTTTTATTCGTAACACCAGGAGGTAAGGATACTAACACAGGTAGATCTGAATTTAACTCTTTGAGGACCATTAAGCGTGCATGCGCTAAGGCCTTAGAGATATCCAGAACTACTATGACCCCCGCAGGTAAAGCTATAGAAGAAGCTACTGGTATCTGGGGGTTAGGATCTAGACAGGTTAATATATTCGTAAGAACAGGAGACTACATAGAGGATAACCCAATATACTTGCCTCCTTCGTGTACTATAATAGGAGACAATTTAAGATCTACTACAATTATACCTAAAAATAAGTTTTATGATATTTTTTGGGTCAACAACAGGTGCTATATATGGGGTGTGACCTTTAGGCAGCATAAATCGCCTTCTTTTGCCGTAGGTTATCCGGAGTTAAGATTCGTTGCAACTAAACCTAATGGCTTAGAAGATCCTTATAGTTCAAGAATTGAGAGTGCATCGGCAAGAGCTGTGCAGTTTTCTATAAGTGATCCTAATAGATATTCACCAACAACAACAGCAAGCTTAGATCCTACTAACCTTTCTTTAGATTTACCAACTATTGGAGAAAAGATTTTTGATCCTGCTAGAATAGCGTTTTTAACAAGGTATTTTAGAAATTTAAACACTTTCTTTTTTACTGGAATAGAAATAGAAGATAATGTAAATTTTGATGAAACTCAATGGTATAAAGAAAACGTGAGAAGACCGTATCAAATTACCTCTCCTTATACCCAAGGTTGCTCTTCTATAACAGGGCCTACCTCTCCAGGTGCAGATGACGCGGGTGGAGGCGTTATTGTTGATGGGTATAGAGTAGACGGTCCTTTAAGATCAATGGTTATGGATTCATTTACTCAATTTAATGAAGGGGGTAGAGGAATATATATTACTAACAACGGGTACGCTCAATTGGTTTCTACATTTACAATATGCTGTACAGAGGGGGTCAGAGTTGATAATGGTGGTACATGTTCTATTAATACATCTAACTGTTCATTCGGCTTGTCTGGTTTGGTGGCTATCGGTAAATCACCTTATCCAACTCTTATAGGAGAACTAGGACAGCCTATTTCTTCTTTAACTAATCAAGTTGTTATAACTAGAATAGGTGCACAGGAGTATTTAAATCCTCTATTTCAATGGGAGCCAGCTTTTAAGGGAGATTTTCAACCATATCCGGGTCAAGTGTTTGAAATTATAGACAGACCGAATGGAGATAAAGTTATTAATAATTCAGGCTCTTTGTTTACCATACTATCGGCTCAAAAAGCTGAGCCGGTAGATCCTTTTGATCTATCTCAAGGTTATAAGTGTGTTATCCAACTTGATCAAAATTACTCTCCCTCTTTAGATACCTCCAATGTAGGTGGAGGAACTATACAACCCAATTCTAGTTTAGTAAAATTCTATATAAGAAGTACAATAACCACATCAGCTCACACCATGGAGTACATTGGTACAGGATCTGTTCTTTTATCAGCAGTACCTCAAAAGGGTGGTCAAACTGACGTTACAACTGAAGTAGCCTTTGACGAAGTTGGAAGAGTATTTTTTACTTCAACAAATCAGTTCGGTGACTTTAGAATAGGTAGAGATTTGACAATTGTCCAATCCACAGGTACTATTGAGGGTGAAACATTTTCGAGATCTATTTTACAGACAACAACACCTATAGCAATTGCATTAAGTAACAATTAATTAATAAATAATTTTATGGCAAACATACCGTTAAACAAATTTAGAAGCCTATATTACAATATAACACCTACTTTATCAGCTATATATATTGCTCCAGATGAACGCGCAGCTATTCTAGTTAATACTCAAGTATCTAATACAACTACATCAGATGTTTCTATTACTATGATGGTTTCTGCTAAAGGTGTGCTATACCCGGTTGTTAGTGCTTTTCCTATACCGCCAAACGATGCTAGAGCATTAGTAGGAGGTAGACTTATACTGCAAGGCTTTGACGGTGGGTCTATAACATCTTCAGATGTGTTATTAATTAGAGCTGATAAAACTGGAGCTGTATTATCTTTAGGTGTTCTAGAAACGGTAAATAGAGATTAATAATGCAAACACTTGCTGAAAGAGTAAAAACAATTCACCCGTTAGTAGCTAGAGATATACAATCTAGGTATCAGTGGTTGTCTTTAGCGCTTGCTGAACCTAATCTGGGTGCACCTTCAGGTACCGGTTATTTCGTTCTTACTGCTCAAGAGGATGGTGAGAGAGGGTGGTCATTATATGTGACTCCCACAGATCTTTTAGCTAATTCAATAACAGCAAAAGATTTATTAGCCTTCAAATTCAGGGCCGGAGAAAATACATACCTTGAGCCCGGAATAGTAAATTCTTTTATTTTAGGTGATAATATTGCCGGTGGCTACTCAAATACTACATTTTTAGTAAACTTATGCGCCACTGAAAAAATATATGGTAATAGCGGAGGTTCACTATTGCTAGATACATTAACGGCCTACGCGTTTCAAGGTGGTAGATTTAATAGAAAAATAAACACAGCTAACGAAACGTCGTTTATTATAGGTAACTATTTAACAGTTGGAGAGTCTGATCATCTGTTTGTTAATAATTTAAGTGCTAACGTAGCAATTAAAGCTCCTAAAATATTTATTAATCAAGGAGGTACTATTATTTTAGATGAGTTAACTGTTACATCTCTTACGGCTGTTTCAGCTATACAAAAAATTTTTGATACTAGAACAGTCATACTACAGCTTACATCATTATCAGCTGAAGATATATATGCAGCAGGCAATATTACAGCAGGTAAAACAGTATCCGGCGTCAAGGGTGAATTTTCTGATCTTTCAGCTTCTAGATTTTTTGCTGGTAATAATATTACTTTTGGATCATTAGTTAGTAATTCTTTTGTATTAGGATCTAATATACTAGCCTCATTACCAAATTTTACATATGTGGAGAATTTATGTGCCACTAAAGACGTTTTTGTTGCGGGATCCTTAAACGCTTCTAGTGGTAGTTTTTCTATTGATACAATAAAAACTCGTGAACTATCTGCCACGTATTTTACAGCTGGATCTGGTAATAGATATAGAGGGCAGGCGTTAGGGGAATTTGCTAATTCTTATATAATAGGTAGAGGTATTACAGCAAGATACACAAATACTACATTTGTAAACAATTTATGTGCAGTAGATAGAATAACATCAACAACCCTGTCAGCTCGATCTGCGGTCTTTGAGGGAATTTCCTCCAGAGGATTAATCGTAGGGACAAATAATGTAATTTTAACTGGAGCTACAAATGCTTACGTTATTGGTAATAATATTACTGCTGGTATACCGAATACTCTATACACAAATAATTTAAGCGTTATTGGTAATGTTGTTATAACCGGTAATCTTAGTGCCGGTTCGATAGGCGGTGCTGAGGATATTATAGCTACTGTCAACTGGGTTAAGGATAATGGGAATGTAACAAAACAAATAAATTCTCTAGTTGCATCCCAGTCAGCTTTTTGGATGGAACCTACACGTAGATTTGAATATATCTATAATGAAGATCCACAATATTCTTATTCCGGAGTAGCACCTGCAAGCGCGAGAGCAGATGTCTTTTCAAATGTTTGGACAATAACTAGAATATACTATACTATCGTAGGATCGGTTTCTGCTGTTGATAGAGCTCATAACACATCTTGGTCTGGAAGAGCTTTTTCCGCATTTACTAGAATATGGCCTTAATAAATATAACTAAATAAAGACATGCAAATTTTAAATAATCCTACAGAGATTACCGGGTGCGTTTTATGGCTAGATGGTGCCGACAGTAGTACTTTAAGAGAGAATTGGAATGATGGGTCAGCTAACGTAACAGATGGAGACCCGGTTGGATATTGGGCAGATAAATCGTCAAACGGTCTCATATTCTCTGTTGGAGATCCTGCAAAGAGACCTACTTATGTAAGGTCAGTCTCTTCAATACGATTTAGATCAAATTCTTTTACATCTCTTTCTACTTTTAGATCATCTCCAGCATTACCCGATCTAAACCCTTGTACTATTTTTGTAATTACCGCTCTACACGATCTACCTCAATCAGCCGGGTCTAGAATATTTACTACTGCTGCGGCCGGTGTACAGGATAGTCTTGCAACAGCTAACTCATATATACCACTAAATGTAACTACCAATGCACTAGATATTGCTACTTTTTACAATAACGGACATGTTTCTTCAATAAGAGTTCCCGAGTTAAGTACTTTTAATCTTCTAATAAATAGAAACTCTCAAGCTTCTAATGGTGTTTTAAATTATCGTAACGGTATCCCATCTGCTTCTACAGGTACATATATATCTGATATACCAAGAACTAGCTACAAAATAGGCGGGGGTATAGCGAACGGTACTACAGGTTCTGATCTTGCAAACAGTTTTTATGCCGGTTACGTAGCTGAAATAATAGCATACGACTCTGCACTTAATACTTCTGATTTTACCAGGGTTTTAAACTATTTAACCAATAAATGGAGCGCAGTTCAATATATACCTAAAACGATTTTTGCTCTTTCTAGTGGTAATTGGACTGATACTAACCTATGGTCTACCAGCTCTTACCCTGCTCCGTTTAACACGCCTTTATCAGGTGATTTTGTTTATACAAACGGATTTAATATATCTGCTAACACGCCAGTCAGAGTCGATACTGTTGCTAACTCAACCGTGTCACCTTTTATTAACGGAGGAGGCACTATTACTATTTTAAATGGAGTTGCTCTTTCAGGGAATACACCTCATGTACCTTACTCTCCTGCTTTCTTTATATTACCACAACCCGGCTCAACCTCAACTCTTGTGGGTAATGTTTCATGTTCCACTAATAACTCCGTTAATGGTGTAGTACATATTTTTCCAGATACATCCTTCAATCACTTTGGAGACGTTATTTGTAATAATATAACTAATTCTTCTCTATCAGGTGGAGTAGTAAATAGAGGAACGTATAATTTATTTGGAAATTGTCAAATTCTCCCCCTAGGTACAGGGGCTTCAACTTTAGTAAACAGTCTCTGTACGTTTAATATGGTGGGCAACGTTAATGCACTCTCTCTGCCCGGTGGTAATCGACCTCCTATAAGTATAGGTGGATTCTCAAGCTGGAATCTAACAGGTAACGTTGTTATAAACGGCGGAGGTTACCAACAACCTGGTGTATTATTAAATGCCAATAGTGTAGTTAGAATTATTGGAGATATAGGTCAACACCCTACGAATATGATTTCTAGACACACTTATGGTGGGGCTTTAACTTTACGAGACGGGGGTCAAGATGTATATGTTAAAGGCTCTATAAGATCAAATGGAATTTCTGGACTTGTAAACGCTGGAGGGACATGCAGTATAACAGCCGACGCTCAAATTATAGTCGATCAGGCTACACCTGCTATTGACCTGTGGAATTACACAGGGTTTGTAAGACTTACTGGTGCTGGTACGGTTGCCGCTACTAATAGATCTCAAGCCATATATCTCGGCGGATTTAATAATAGTATTAACAGTGTTTTATCGGTATATGGTGATATAAATTTTTTAAATGCTACAAACGGCAATCTAGCAGTTTGGGCCCCTACAATTCATTATATACCTGTAAATACGCGTAACTTTGATATATTTGCCTCTGGCAGCAACACAACAATTCCATTAGATCGTAGTACTACTGCATTCACTAAGTTAATGGGTTTAGATTTTTCTAAATTAGTAGCGGGTACTAATTTTGTTATTGCGAAGAGTGGTACCACCACAAAGTGGTATGGGATGGGTAACGGGTCTCAAGGTGTTTTTGGACTTGGAAATACTAATAACTTAAACACATTCACTCAACTACCAGGAGACTGGGATGATATGTTTGCAGGATATTCTAGTGTTTTTGCATTAAGCGCAACCACATCCACGTGGTTTGCAGCAGGTAATAATCAATTTGGACAATTAGGGATAGGCAACACAATTTCCCCAATAACTACATTTACGTCTATAACTGGTACATGGTCGAGATTTGTCGAGGGAGAATCGTTTACATATGCTCAAAGCGCAAACACGTTTATATGGTTCAATACAGGTAGGAACCAGGCAGGGCAGCTAGGCAACGGATCACACACTAACTCCTCAAGTTTCGATCTAGTTTCCGGTAGATGGTTTAAGGTTGCTTGTGGTCAAAATCATGCCATAGCCTTATCAGCTGTCACCACTATCATTAATAACGTTAATTCTAATCTAAGTCTACCACTATATGTAGTAGGGTCAAACTCATCAGGACAATGCGGACTCGGATCAACTTTGAGCGCATTTAGATTTTTAAGAATACCTGGGTCTTATTATGATATTGCCGCGGGTAACTCTCATTCCTTAGTATTGTCTGCAATAGAAAACCGAGTAAACTCTAACAACAGACTTTTATTTTCAACTGGCATTAATGCTCAGGGGCAATTAGGTTTAAATAACTTTACAAACAGAAACGTGTTTACTGTTGCGTTACTTGATGGTTACACTGAAATTGCCGCTGGTTATAATACCTCGTTTGTTAGAGCTAACGACGGTACTTGGTTTGCTGCAGGAGAAAATACATCCGGTCAATTAGGTAATAATAGTATAGTCAATTTATCATCCTTTTCTTTAACTAACGCAAGATTCCCACTAGTTATAGGAAGTTCATTCACATATAGTATTAATAATAAATATATACCATTTTACCATAGATATTCCCTAGACGGACTAACCAATAATTATTTATTTTTTACTGAAAATACATCTCTCATACCCCCAATATCTAGTGATGTGGTGCAAGGATTTACCTATAATGATAGCACTCTAACAGGCAGCATAATTGTTCCTTCTATACAATCGGTAAATGCAGGGGTACAGGTAGGTCAATCTGTAGGTACATCATTTATTTCAATAAATGATTTTTGGAATACACCCGTATCAGCTATATCTACACCTCCTAATTCCATAGGCGATTATTTGAAAAAAACGCTAACCAACAATGCATTATCTGCAATAACAAATAGTTTAGATTTTTCTAAAGTTTAATAAATATAATTATGAGAGTATCAGCACCAAATATAATTGAGGGAGAAAACTACCCATATTATTCAATAAATTTAATTATAACCTCTAATTACGACACTGGTAAAGAAAGTGGTAGCGCGGTTTTAAGGCTAACGCCCACAAGAGTAGATGAGACTGGTATTGTTTATAAACCTGAACACTCTAAAAGCTTAATATTAGGTAATTTAGATGATTTAAATGAACCTGAAAAAACAGCTGTTCAAAATATATATCAGGCACTTCAAGATTTTATAAACAATAAAGGATTATAATAATGCCAATAAGCTCACCGCTAGACATTAATAATTGCAAGGTTTGGTTGGATATGTCGGATCTAACAACTCTCTCTGGCTTGAGTGCGGATACAGAGCCCGGTAACTATAGACCTGTAAACACAGGTGAACTAGTTGGGTTTATTAGAGATAAATCTAACAACAATAATAATTTTACTAACTGTTTTACCACAACGGCAACGAGACCGATTTTAATTAATAACGGTCAAAACAATAGACCTGTTTTAAGATTTAATGGCACAAATTATTTGACCGGGCTTTTTACCTTGCCTATCTCTGAACAGACGGTTTTTGCAGTGGTTTCGAGAAGATTAACTCCAAACCAGGCAGCGGGTAGAGTTTATACACAAACAGGCGG